CGCGTCGCCATGCGCGACCTGCAGGCGGGATCGACGCCTCTGGCAAGCATCAAGCTGACCGCAACCCGCGCCGCCTGGCAGGTTTTCCCCGGCGATGTCTTCCGGCTGACATGGCCAGAATACGGAATTGACGACGTCGTATTCCGCGCGCTGACTGTCAATCGCGGCACCCTGACCGACGGTCAGATCATCATCGATGCCGTCNNCGGATTGCCTGGCAACACCTATCTGGTAGAACAGCCGGGAGGCTGGGTCGACCCCTCGCAGGCGCCAGCGGCGGCGCCGTACCGCAAGCTGCTGGAGGCGCCCTATTGGGATTTGGCGCGCAACCTGTCGGCCGCTGATCTTGATTACGTTGACGCGTTGTCCGGATACCTAGAAACGCTGTCCGTCCGCCCGAGCGGCGATGCCATCAATTATGAGATCCAGGCCAAGACGGGAGCGGCGGCTTACGAGGCCGCCGGCAACGGCGATTTCTGCCCGTCGGCGACGGTGGTGTCGGCGCTGACCAAAAACACGACGGCGATCACGCTGGCCNNATCTGGTGACGACGGGGGGTTATGCAATCATCGGCGACGAATACGTGCTCGTCTCGGCCATCGATGCCGGCGCCGGCACGGCGACGATTTCGCGCGGAATGCTGGATACCGTCCCCGTAGAACACGATGCAGGCGCCCGCATCTGGTTCGCCGACGGCAGCCATGGATTCAGCAGCGTCGAGTATGCCGATGGCGAGATAGTCGACGTCAAGCTGCTGCCGGCCACCGGGCAGGGCACGCTGGACATCGCTTTGGCGCCGGCCGACAGCCTGACCATGGACCAGCGCCAGTATCGCCCATACGCGCCTGGAAAGGTGTTGGTCAATACGGGAACTTATCCGGAATGGATAGGAGGAACCGACGTATTTGCCCTGACCTGGGCGCACCGCGACCGGCTATTGCAAACCGCCTATCTGGTCGAGCAGAACGAAGCCAGCATTGGCCCCGAGGGCGGAACGACATACAACCTGCGCCTGTATAGCGAACTGGATGCCCTACTCCGGTCTGAAACAGGGTTGTCAGGGACGTCGTATACGTGGAGCACCGAACTCGACGATGTTGCGGCTCTTGGCGCCGACGGTGATATTTATTGGGCGTCCGTGGTATCCCTGCTGCGTTTTGAAGGAACGAACAACAGCACCACCATCGTTGATGATGCGACTGTTCCTTTGTCGTGGTCATGCGCCGCCAATGCCAAACTATCGACTGCGGACAAGATGTTTGGAGTGTCTTCACTGACCCTGGGTGGCACGGGGGATTATGTAAGCACTACCGGCCTGACGGGTGTTGGATCGGCATGGACGGCCGAGGCGTTTATAAAGTCGGCTGACATCGCTTCGAATACCGCCAAGCAGATTTTTCAATTTATCAACGCGTCCGGGTACGGGTTCGACCTGCTGGTTGCAAAAAACACGGCGGGCGCCCCTGACTCGACCACGACGCGCCTCAGGGTTTACATATCAAGCAACGGAACATCCGCGAATATCGCCAACAACGTCTACAGCACATTAAGCCTGGGAACCAGCATAGCCGGGGCGTTTCATCACGTTCGCTGCACATTCGACGGGGCCGCCTATAAGTTTTATTGGGATGGCTCGCTGGTTCTGACAATTACTTCATCATCAAGTGTCTGCGCCTTTTCAAAGGTGGCGATCGGCGGAAATAGTGGCGTTGCCGGGCAGACGCTCCTCGGATATGTTGATTCGTTCCGGTTGACGAACGCTGTGCGAAATACGGGTAATTTCAGCGTTCCGGCGGTGGATTTCGCAACCAACGGAAACGTCCGGATCAATGGTCGAATACGGTTCGAGTTGGAGTCAGTACGCGGCGGGTTGGTCAGCTAT